ATCAAATTCTCCAAAGTCACGCCCTTTATATGTAATAGGATTATACCTTATAACTAGCAAAATTCCTATATAAATTTGTAAAAATGTTCTCAAATAATGCAAATATTTCGGCGCAAAACCTCCTACTCCTAATAACACAATTATATATAATACAAAACTTATGTTTATCAAATATAAAAATACTAACTCACTAAATTTTCTATTTTTATACATATTATTAATAATTAACAATATTATTAATAATTAACAATATTATTAATAATTAACAATATTATTAATAATTAATAAAAATTCATAAAACATTAATAAAGTTTCATAAAAACTCATAAAAACTCATAAAAAATCCAAAAAAAATAAGAAAAAACGCATAACAAATCACAAGACCATATAGCATAACGATTTTTAACAACAATCAGCAAAAAACAAAGCCAAGGGCACATAAACTTTGCAAATCTCTCTTTTTACCGAATTTATATTTATAAAATTTTTTTGATTTTGGACATTTATAAATGTCCATTTTTATATAATGCAAGCCTTTATAGGTTTTTTTGAAACAAAAACAGGATTTTTTCAGTTTTACACCATAAAGCTTTTATAAATTTTCTAAATGTGCAAAAAAAGTCCTTACCATACATTTTTTGGGCCTTTTTTTGATTTTTTTGCGCGTTTTTTATAAGTATAAAATACTTATAAAATACTTATAAAATACTTATAAAAAACGCGCAAAAACGCGCAACTTTTTACGCACTTGAAATTTTGTTATCATAACAGCTTTCGTATTTTTTTTTATGCGTTTTTTTTTGAGAGCATATTTTAAAATACTTATAAAAGCGCTTTTTTAGCGAAAAGGATTTAAGGATTTTTTATAACTATATAATAATTGTATATGATTAATAAAGGAGTGAAAAGTTTATATTTATATGAATGTAAATGCTGTAACTATAATACATATAAAAAAGGGGATTATGGACGACATATACAAACAGGAAAGCATAAAAATAATGAGCTACTTATAAATATTAGTGAAAAAACGTGTGCAAAATCTTATATATGTGAATGTGGCAAAAGTTATAAACATAACCAAAGCTTATATACTCATAAAAAAAAATGCGCTTTCGTGAATTTAGAAATAAGTAATAGTGGTAAAGATGTTAATGAAACTAGTGCTAGCGACATTAACAATACTACAATAATGAAGCTATTTACTGAAAATAACGATATTAAGAACTTGCTAATCATTCAACAACAACAAATAATGGAGCAACAAAAACAATTAGGAGAACAACAAAAGCAATTAATAGAATTTGTTCCAAAGCTAGGTAATATTACAAATAATAACACACATATAAAACAGAATTTTAATATTAATGTTTTTCTTAATGAACGGTGTAAAAATGCAATAAATATGAACGATTTTATAAAACAAATAAAATTAACATTGGAAGACCTGGATTTAACAAAAAATAAAGGTTTAGAAATAGGACTAAGTAACGCTATTATACAAACAATAAGCAAACTGTCGCTTTTTGAGAGACCACTACATTGCACCGATCCAAAACGCGAAACATTATACATAAAAGACAATGATTTATGGGAGAAAGATAGCGATAAAACAAAAATAAAAGGGGCTTTACATAATTTAAATAAAGCACATTTTAAACTAATTCAAGATTGGATTGCACAAAACCCCGACTTTAAAGAAAACGACGCAAAGCAAGACTATTTTGCATATTTATTAAAAACTTGCTCAGTTAATTTAAAAACAATTGATGATAAAATAATTAAGAAAATTTGTCTTTGTAATAATTTAAAGATCAATTTAAAAGAATTTGAAAATATTAATTATGATTAATTATGATTAATATTTCAAATAATAATATACGCTTATATTAGTAGTTTAATATAATATGAGTGATGGCAATTATGAGGATATGCCAAGAAATGAAGCACCTTATATACAAGCACCCAACGTACAAACACAAGGAACTGATGGAAAAGCCGCTATGGACGCAAAAGCTACTATGAAAGATGAAAAGTTTAATAAGCAAAATTTATTAAAGCGATTTAGTCTAGCAATTGCAGTATTATTAAGAAGAATATATTTGGCAACAACATGGATTATGGATCTTTTTACTAAATTAAAAGCTAAGCTTTTTGAAATGCTAGGAAAGGTTTCTGGAAAATTTAAATCAAATAACAATAAAATAACTTATAATAAGCCTTTACACTCGACAAATGTAATTCCTGGTATATTTACTGGTTTAATTGTACTATTTTTAATAATTTTTTTAACATGGGTAAGTATACAATCATTTTTTAAATGGATATCAGCCGGTTATATTGACTTACCAGATTTACCGATTTCATTTCAAAAAAAGCCGACACAAGTAATATATTCTTTATTTTTTGTAGTTACAAGTATTTATTTAATATTTTATTTATTGATTGATTATTTACCCCGAATTAAAGACGAATTAGACATTATTCAAATATTTAAACAATTAATTGGATCCTTATACATATTATGGCCAATTGCTGTAATTGTAATGGGTTCTATAATATCAAAAGCATTTTATAAAATGGCGTGCGGACAAAATAAAACAAATTTAATGAGTTTTGCCAAAATTGTGGAGTCGTCATTATTATTTGTATTAGGTATATGTGTATTGGTTATGGTTATATTACTAATACGTCCAATTAAATGGATATTACTCAAAATTCCTGGTTTATGCAATATTATTGAAAAACTTAAGAGTTACACTGCAATAATTATAAAATTTATTGTAATTTATATATTATTGCGATTAATAACATTAATAGTTGAAGATGTTGGTTCAAATAAGTTAATATTTTTTATTAGTATATTGAATAAAAAAATAGAACCTCCACCTGTAGATTGTAATGCACCTAGCGCTAAAAAACTAACTGATAAGCAGGCTTTCGCAGAAAAAGTATATAACTATATAACAGGGATAATTGTGTGTTTATTGCTAATATTTATTATAGTTCTTCAAGTTCCACATCCATACATGAGTGCAGCTAAGAAAATAGATTTTGCTATTGGTCTAGCATTAAAAAATTTAACAGTTAGAATTACTAATTTAATAAGTGAAAATAATTGCACTACTGATAGATGTTATGGGTCTGGAATAGGTAGTAAAACGGGAAAAAAATCAGGAATGTTTTCAGACATGAAGGCTAAATTTTCCGGAATAGTCGGGGATAAGGTTGGTGCGTTAAGTAGTATGGCAGGAAATATGGCAGGAAATATGGCAGGAGTGGCCTCTATGGCCCAAAATATGCCCGCTGCTATGGCCCAAAATATGCCCGCTGCTATGGCCCAAAATATGCCCGCTGCTATGGCCCAAAATATGCCCGCTATTATGGGCGCTATGCCTGGCGCTATGGGTCAAAATACGGGCCCTATGTCTGGCTTTAAAATGCCACAAATGCAGCCTAATATGGGCAATCAACTACAAGGAGCTATGTCTTCTTTTATGGGCAATCAAATGCAGCCAAATAACATGGGCAATCAACTACAAGGAGCTATGTCTTCTTTCATGGGCAATCAAAGTCAAGGCAACCAAAAGCTTGCTAATATGGCTTCTAATGGTATTACAAGTATGCTAACTAATAAATTTAGCAATACTCCACTCCAACAATTAGGCACAGGTTTAAGCAAAGGATTAACCAACAAATTAAATGATGTTACACAAAAGCATGGAAATACTATTAATAAATTAGGATTAGGACCCGTTATGAAAGCAGCAACACCAATAGCTAGTCCAATAGCAAGTGGTACACCAATAGCAACTCCAATAGCAACTGCAAGACCAATAGTAACTCCAATAGCAACTGCAAGACCAATAGAAGCAAAAGCAGCACCTTGAGCACCAACACCCTCAAAAAAATAAATAGTTACATCTAAAATTTTTATAATGTATTAAAGTAAAAATTTTAGAATTAAAATGATGATCCAAATGAACCTCCTAAAGCACCATTGGCAGCCATAGGCTCCATTGTTTCCATAAATGCGTTTTGCATAGCTTGGCCTTGATAATTAGTTCCTCCATTCATCATATTAGGGAGTGCATCAATCATAGATATATTATTTTGAGCAGGCAATTGATTGGCCCGAGGAGCCATTAAAGTATTGTCTAGTGTGTCCGCTCTGCTAACTTGATGAATTCCAGGTGTAGCAATACCTTGCTGCACTTTTGCATTTCCATGATTACTTGCACCAACAAGTGGGCTTTTACCATTCCATAATTCCATTGCTCTACTATAGAGAATATTGATTTTTGCTCCTAATTTTGTTTGCATAGTTATAATTAAGATCAATGTAGGAATAATGAAACTTATTTCATTAAATTTGGAATAAGGCACCTTACTGTATGTAGGAAAATAGCGGGTAATCTTATCAATAAAAAATATTGCTATAAACAATATACCTAATTGAAGTATTATTTCAAATAATAATTCTAAATTATCCTTTTTATCATTGTCTTCTGGAATATATTCTTTTACAAATTTCAATAATAATATAACAGGAATTAGAGAGAATATAAGATATTGTAACATATTAAATAAAACGGCTTTGTTATCACTATCAAAGTTAAAAACATAATAGAAGAAACCGGACGGACTAAGTCTATTAGTGCTTCCTCCGGTCATTAACATTTGATTATCCATAGGCTCCATAAATATTATTATATATATAATTTAAAAAAAATTATATTATTTCTAAACAATGTTATTTCTAAATAACATAAAACATTTAAATAAATAAGATAATTAAGATAATATGTTATTTATTTAAATTTAAATAAAAATTTGTAATAAATAACATACTATTTATTATGACCTGTTATAGTTATAAAATATTAAATAATAGTACAAAACCCATTCTTAGCAATGTTGATGTGGTTCTTATATTAGCAATGGAAGACGACAACAGATTTAATGAAGATCCTTTTTTATTAAATCTTGCCAAAAAAACAATAATTCAATATAATAAAGGATTTAAAAAGTGTAGCAAGCCATCAATAATTAATAGTCCAAAAAATGATATAGTCCATGCATATTATACAGCTTTTAACTACTTAAAACCATACAATAATGTAATTATTTTAGAAGATGATGCACAAGTTATAAATAATGATCTATTAATTTATGAAAAAATCGATGCATTTATTGCTACAACAAATTTCAATATTTTCACATTTGGTTCATTTGGACTATTTTCAAAATATAATGACGATTTTTTCAAGTTAGACCATCATTTTTTTGGTGCAGCTCAAGCAATTATATATTCACATGATGCAAGAAGTAAGTTAATAGACGACATTAGCTTATCTAATTTTAATAAAGGACATATAGATATTACATATATAGGAAACTTACCAAACAAATTCACTTATAAATATCCGCTTATTATTCAGTTGTTTCCTAAAACAAATAATAAAAATTCATGGTTTGCTAATGTTTTTATTTTAAGTCTTACTAATTTTTTAATAACATTATTTAGATTAGATAATAGCGTAGATAGTTGGTTTTTATATTATGTTATATTTACAAATTATATATATATTGTAAAAATTTTATTGTTGTTGTTGTTAATAATAACAATTAGCACGCTTTATTTTCATATATAATAATGTTAATTTAGTTTAAACTTATATTGTTTAATATATTTAATATAAAATAATAACTTTTTAAATGGAAACCATTAAAGAAACTATTATAGAAGACATAGTAGAAGAAATAGTAGAAAGCGTAATAAAACAAAGCAATGAAGAAAAAGAAGAAAAAGAAACAAAAGAAACAAAAGAAGAAAAAGAAGAAAAAGAAACAAAAGAAGAAAAAGAAGAAAAAGAAGAAAAAGAAGCAAAAGAAGAAAAAGAAGCAAAAGAAACAAAAGAAGCTAAAGAAGCTAAAGAAGCAAAAGAAGCAAAAGAAGAAAAAGAAGCTAAAGAAGCAAAAGAAGCAAAAGAAGCAAAAGAAGATAAAGAAGCAAAAGAAGAAAAAGAAGCAAAAGAAGCTAAAGAAGAAAATAAAATCTATTCATATTTTCAATTAATTATAGAAGCTCATAAATTGTTATGTATACAAGTTGTAACAATATTTATTATATCATTATTATATATAAATTATTACGATGATAATATTTATGATTTTATAATATATTTTTGTTTTGGGTTAGTTATATCAATATTGTTTGTTGCATCATTAGTACTAATAAAAAAATTCAATATAATATCAAAGGAACAACATTATAAAAAATATGCCCCTTATATATTAGATTTTTTTAAAAAATATATAAATTTTAGTGGAGATAATATTGCGTTTATTTATGCATTAGTAAGTTGTATTATTCATTTATTATTTTCAATAATGGCATTATTATATGTTAGAAAATATATAAAAACTTCCAAAAAATCCAATTATGCTTTGCTAATTTCGGCATTGTTATTTATGGCTTATACATATATTAACGTATATGTTAATGATATTTTTAAGGTATATACCAATTCGTTACAATTAACGCGTAATGAATATAATATATCTCTCTTTTCTATGACATTAACCTATAGTGGGTTACTTTATTACTTTGAAACTATAAAAAACGAAAAAGCTGATTTTATTAGTAAATTAGTAAATTAGTAAATTAGTAAATTAGTAAATTAGTAAATTAGTAAATTAGTAAATTAATAAATTAATATTATTTAAATATAATTCAATGTTATGTAATATATTTAAATAATAGTTAAATGTTGAAACGGTGTTGTGAGGCAAATAAGTATAGACACAACAAATATAATGAAGAAAATCAATATTTAAATTTATTAGATGATATATTAGCAACACAAAACAATCAAGAAGGTAGAAACGGAAAAACTTTATCTATTTTCGGCTCAACAATGCATTTCACATTAGAGCATAATAAAATTCCTATTATGACAACAAAAAAGGTCGCATGGAAAACATGTTTACGTGAATTATTATGGTTTATTAAAGGAGATACAAACAACAAGCATTTAAAGGAGAAAAATGTCCATATATGGGATGAAAATGGATCACGACAATTTTTAGATGGTCGCGGACTAAGTAAGTTTATGGAAGACGATTTGGGTCCAATATACGGCTTTCAATGGCGTCATTATAATGCAAAATATATTGATTGTAATAGCGACTATAGCAATAAGGGTATTGACCAGTTAAAAGAGGTTATTGAGTGTCTAAAAGATCCAGAAAAACGGAATTCACGAAGAATGATTATTACTGCATGGAACCCGTGTCAACTTGATATTATGGCATTACCTCCATGTCATATTTTTATGCAATTTAATGTAACAAATAATAATAAATTAAGCTGTGCCATGTATCAGCGCTCCAATGATGAGGCATGTGGTACATGTTTCAATATTGCATCATATTGCTTTTTAACTCACTTATTAGCAAAGCATTGTGATCTTGAGCCTTATGAATTTTTATATTATAAGGGTAATTGCCATATATATGAGGAGCATATTGACAACATTAAAATACAGCTACAACGCGAGCCTTTTGAATTTCCTACATTAGAAATTATAAATAAGCGTGAGCATATTGAAGATTATGTAGAAACCGATTTTGTTGTTACTAATTATAAGCATCACGATGCTATTAAATATATTATGAAACCGTAATAGCAAAATAGCTATTATACAAACAAATAACTTATTATTATATTATTATTAAATAATATAATAATAATATAATAATATAATAAAATAATAATATAATAATATAATATAATAATATAATAAAATAATAATATAATAATATAATATAATAATATAATAATAATATGGTTTAAAAAATAGACATTACTATATTGTAAATATGTCAACATCCGCTTTAGCATCCGCGCGAAGAAGACGAGCAACAAATGAAACCCAAGTAGCACCAGTTAGTAATAATGTACCTACTAATGGTTCAGCTGCTAGACCAGGTCAAGTGGCTAGTCCAAGAGAACAAGGCCAAAATCAAACATTAACGCCTTTACAAATATTACAAATTCATGATATAAAATTAAAAGAATTAGAGACGTTGGTTATGGATTTTACAGATGAAGATGCATTATCGAAGTTTGTAGATGAAAAATTTGATAGTTTGTTACTTTCTAAAAACGGGACACCTAATAATCATAGCCAAAACCAAAGCCAAAGCCAAAGCCAAGGCATGTCATTGTATGAGGAAAAATTACAAATGTTTGAAAAGCATTTAGAACAAAAAATAGAATTACAAAATAATAAAATAGATGAGTTTAAGGTAGCAATTAGAGAATTAATAAATAATATTAAGGAAGACAATAATAATATAATGAAATATATTAATAGTAATATTCAAAATCAAATAACAAGTAATAACAATTTATTAAATGATAAACTAGGACAAAATTGTGAAAAAATGAGTAATTTTGATAATATATTGAGAGAATTTAACGAGTTAAAACTATTAGTTATCAAATCCCAAACTATGTCTTTAGAAATGTCAAATAGTGTTAATAAGCTATATGAGCAATGTAATTATAATAGCACAAAAGCAAAGGCTCTTGAAGAAGATATTGCATTATTGCATAGTAAAAAGCATACTAATAGTAGTAATATTATGCTACAATCATTATTAAACGGATCACTGTTTAATTCTGGAGAGTTAAAGCCTTTTGCTTTTAATGCTGATAGACTAGATTGTGGTGATTGTGGCAATTGTAACAATTGTGGTGATGATGACGGAGAAAACACTGACTTGGATGAAATAAAGAAAATAAATATTGATTTCAACAATAATGAGTTAGTGTTAAGCGAAGAGCAAATTGAAGATTTATTAAACATAACACCACCAAATTCGAATATTAGTATTCATGAAATAATTGCAAACGATGAAACAACAATTAATATGGAAGACCCGGTTCCAGAAGAGCCACAAACC